AGAAGAAATCAATAGAAGTAGCTATGAATCATATAGCTTCAAAGAAGCCAATAAGACCTTATTTTTCAAATAAGATGGCAACAGCAACATTAGCATATGCGTCACTGCATGTAGAGTTAGAAAGAACGAAGAGGTCAGCGAAACCGCGACCAGTACCTATATGGATTTACATTTCAGGAGTAGCAGGAGTAGGAAAGTCTAATGTTACAACGAAATTGATGATGGACATATGGCAGTTACTACGAAAAATTTATCCAGATATTGTTGCGGATCGTCCCTGGTCATACAGGGATGTTTTCACAATTAATCAGGATGAACAATTTTATGATAATTATGCCAAGGAGTTTTTTGCTATATGCGATGACTTCTTTCAGACAAAGGACAACGAAGAGAGAAGAAAGATAGCTTTAGCGTTAATAGGAATGATATCGAGTGTACCTTATTCACTTAAGGTAGCAACTCCAGAACAGAAAGCTAATTGTTTCTTTGAGTCGAGATGTATTATTAGTACAACTAATTATACACAAGAGACTATGGACCATTGTCCAGGAATAGAAAGTCCTGATGCATTAGCATCTAGACGAACTATTTCCTGTGAGTTAGAGGAGAAAGGAGGAAGACCAGTGTTTAGACTGTTTAATGACATGGATGTTTCTATACTAGGACAAAAGAAAACGTACCTAGATTATGAGGAACTTGTGCTGCTTGCAGCACAGTGTCTTATACACAGAGATAAACAGTTAAAACACCCTTATACACCAGTACCTATTCCAGTTTACCCTTTAACATTTAGTGGTGGTAGAATTAATTTTACTACTGCTCAAATGAAGAAAGGAGCAATGAAAGAAGAAAAAGGAAAAGAGAAGGAGAAAATTCCCGATTACGATATTTACACAGGACGACCGTTTACGGTGTTTTCAGATGCAACATGTAATAACATACAACAGTTGTTGGATCAAGGAAATAGTGATTTGAGTGAAGACTTTAGACAAAAGGACGAAGATGATGCGGATGAAGCAGCTACAGCTTACACAAAGCAGTTAGAGGAGGAATACGACGACATCGTGGTTCAACAACCAGAGTCGTACACAGAAGCATGTGGCGGAGCACTCCGCGACATGCCTTATAATGTATTTTCAAAAGGAAAGCGTAACATTGTTACGGAGGACGGACAGCTATGTAAATTGAAACCGTGTTGGGTAGCTTATTTTATGCGTTTATTGGAATCAAAACCAATTAAACATGAAATGAATTACTTATGGCCTGTAACAGTAGAGGCCAATAACGGAGAGAAATTTTTAGCTGTCTACGTAGGAGACGGAAAGTGCACCTTAGTTAAGACCAAGGAGGAATGGAAGACTTTAACGATTTTAGTATCGATAAAGACTTACAAGTGTGCGAACGGATACAGGATCACAGATGAGAGGTATGCACACT